GTATTTTTCGTTTCCATAGACTTTATAAGCTATTAAATCCCAAGTATCTCCGCTGACTGTCCTATATACTTTTGTCTTCATTATCCAAACGCCACCCTTCTTTTTCTGTTATCACGTTCCTTAAGTATTCTTTCAACTTCTTTTGCTATTTCTGAGGAATTATTATTACCCCCATTTATATGAATATGGATAATATCGCCACCAATATTTGAAGAACTATTTCCACTTAATCCGGCAACCTTATTTTTAAGCTTAGTTACTCCTTCTCTCAAAGTACTTCTTGTTTGACTATTATTTAAAATCTGAGTACCCCTCGGAAGATTCAGTAACATTTCATGTTCGGCAAGAAACGCTGGCTGTCCTGGTATCTTAATCATTTCTGCCCCACGCTCGGCAACAGTAGTAAGTCCACCAGACCAATAGTTAGTTCCAGTATAGTTTTTTCCAAAAAGTCCTCCAATTAATGGTAAATTTTGGGCTTTAGTCTTGATTTCATTAAACTTGTCGCCAAAATATGTCACTACTTTATTCAGTATACTTTTTACTCCATCTATCATGCCTGAAAATCCACTTTTAATACTATCCCAGACTCCCAGTGCAATACTTTTAATTGTATTCCAGTCTCCAGTAAATACAGCTTTAATAAGTCTAATTCCAGTTTTAATAGCATTCCATGCGTTAGCTGCAGAAACTTTAATTCCGTTCCATACCATTCTGGCCACTATTAATATCCCTCTGAATATAGCTTTTATTATAGCAATATTAAATCTTACATATGCCACAATGGCACCCCATACAGCAATAGCAGCAAACTTAATAGCATTCCATACAGCCTTTGCTACAGTAACTATTCCTCTGAAAACGGCTTTCCATACATTTATACAGAATTTAATATAAGCAGTTACTCCATTAAAGATAGACTTCCACACTCCACCAGCCCATTTCAGATATGCAACTATTCCATTCCATGTTGCTATAGCAGCTCCCTTTATCCAATTCCATGCTGCAATTGCACCAGTTGATATGGCTTTCCACATAGCATTCACAAAATTTCTAAATCCTGCACATTTGTGATACAGTACAACAAGTATTGCTATTACCGCAATTATTGCAATTACTATAAATACAACAGGATTTGCTAAAAATGCTGATTTTATAGCCAGTCCAACACCTTTTACAGCACCCTGTATTTTGCTAAAAAAAGATGTTATTTTACCTGTTTCTTTTAAGAAAGTAAAAAAACTTCTAACCTGCCTAAACTTTGCATACATTTGAAATAGCTTTCCTCCTGCAAATCCAAGAGCTGCTACTGCTCCAATACTACTCATTATTACTGAAGTCACTTTAGGATGTTGTTTTATAAAATCAGCTAATCCTTTCAACATAGGAGTTATAGCTTCTAAAAAACCTTTTGCCAAAGGTGCCAATGAAGCTCCCACATCAGCTAAACCTAACATAAAATTATTTTTTGCTATTTTCAACTGACTAGAAATAGTTTTTATTCTTTCATTATATTCAGCTGTTACACTGTCATTTTCTCCTACTGCTTGCTTAGCTTCATTTAATTTCTGTTTTAATCCGTCCAGATTATTAGTTAAAACAGCTATACCATTCTGAGTAGATGCATTATTTCCAAAAATATCTCCTATTAATCTAGCTTTATCTGCTTGATTTGCATTTTTAATTTTTTCAAGTACTTTTAAAATAGTTCCTTCGGCATCTTTAGCCATTTCTTTTTCTAAACTATTTGGATTTATTCCTAAAAACTGTAAGGCATTTGCTTTTGCTTTTGTATTAGCCCCCTGAGCTAATTCGGAATATAATTTACTTAATACAGTACTTGTTTGTTCTGAACTTTTTAAAGTAGACTGTAATGCAGTTGCAAATCCTAAATTTGCCTCCTTTGCTAGTCCTATATTTTTAGCATATCCTGCAGTTCTTAATGAAATGTCAGCTAAATCAGCAGCATGAACTGGATATTTATTCGATAACATATTTATAGTATCCATGTAGGAAAATAACTGTTCAGTGCCTTCTTTCCCTATAAGATTTAATTGTTCTCTTGTTTTTGCTAGAAATTCTCCTGCTTCTTGAGTTGACATATCAAAAGCTACCTTCATTTTTTGAGCCATATCTGTGTATTTTACAATTTCATTTCCTCTTATTCCACCTTGTGATAATGCCCCCGCGATTTCATTTAGATCAACTTGAGACAATGGAGAATTTTTAGAAATTTCTGCCAATTTATCATAATAAAGTTCAGCTTCTTTTCCTAAAATTTTACGTAAGTCCGCCTGAGATTCCTCAACATCCATATAAACCTTAATAGGTATGGCTATCCCTCCAAGAACTTTTGCACTATTATTTGATATGTTTTTGCCAGTTTCAGCCATTTTAGAGTATTTCGCCTGCGCTTTATCCAGTTTTTCCTTGGCTTCAATATTTTTTTTCAATTGTTTTTCTACTTTTACTAATTTATCACTGTATGTTTTCAAACTGTGACCTTCTGATTCAATAGCGCTCCTTGCACGTTCAAAGACATGTTTTTGAGCTTCTTTTTGTCCATTCAATTTTTCTACTTTTGTTTCAGCTTCTTTAACTCTTTTTGCAAATTCAGCTTTACTCTCTCCAGCATCACGATATGATTTTTTTAAAATATTCAATTCTTTAGAAGATTTCATATATTCCAAGTTTATATCATTTAATTTTCTTCTCGCATCATCAAATGCTTTCAAAGATTTTTGTGCATCGGATAATTTTTTATTTTCTTCATTTAGTTTTTTAGTTGTTTCAGTCAGAATTTTACTCTGTTTCTCTACACCTTTCATCCCTCCTTGAACTTTTAAAAGTCCAGATAAAGCTCCTCCAACTGCAGCACTCATAACTATATTGAGTGTCATATCTTTTGCCATTTTTACCTCCTTCCCTAATTGTTTTTTATAATTTTTAGTGTTATAATATATTATAAAAATCAAAAGAGGTGACCTTAGATGAATATATTAAAACAATCCTTTAATTTAATAAGCAAAATTATAGTTAATTTGTTTTTTGTTTTATTAACCATTATTCTAAATCCTTTTTCCGCTATAGTATTATTTGTTTCCGGAATTATTGTTTTCTCAATATTTGGATTAATACCTCTGATATTAATTACCGTAGTTCTATTAATAATTTTTCAGATTATAGATAAATCTATTGATAACAGCTGACAAGCTGTTATTTTTTAATCACGATTAGATCTTTCAGCTCTTTCTTCGGCATCTTCAATGAGTTTTTTTCCTCGTTCTGACCAATATTCAAGTTCACATAAGCTACAATCCATTAAAGAACTATAGCTCATGTTCAAACCTATCTTATAGTCATTTGAAAAATTTAAAACTTCTAGTATATCGGCTACCATATCCTGCCAACATATTACTTCTATTCTTCTATTTCTGTATTTTCTGTCTCCAGATTCCCTGTTTCTGAATCCGAGACGAGTAAAAAATTTCTTATTTCATTAGTGACTTTTATATAATCCTTAATGTTCAGTTTTAAAAAATCCCCATATTTTATTCCACTTGCTTTCTCAGCAATTGTCAAATACCATCCGTCTTCAAGTTCTTTCATTCCTGAGCCCTTATTTCTTTTTTTATAAGCTTTTTCTGCTTCCGCAACATCAAACCCAGAAAGAGAATCAAAGTCCAATTCTATTTCGGTATATTTTTTACTTCCCAGTGTATATTCTTTTGTCAATTTTATTATCATAATTTCCTCCTATTTCTATATTAATCCTAACTGTCTTCTTATTGAGTCATTTGTATGACCATTAGTATTACTTATATTATTCAATACATCTATTTCAGTTATAGTTTTTCCATTGATTTCCAGCTTATAATACGAAACAGACATTTCTATGCTTCCTTCAAGTTTTGCCCCAGGTTTCACTTTAAAACCGTCCATTTTCTTTATAAGCCCTCTTAATGTCACATCTACTCCTCTGAATTTAGCGGCATGAGTTATTTTGTCAATTAACTGTATTGAACCTTTACATTCCACATCCAGTGCACTTCCATTATTGAAAGTTAGCATAGTATCATCAACACAGTCCATCTTTATTTTTGTTTCAAGTTTTTTAAAGTGACCAATTAGAGGTACTTCAAATTCACTTGACATTCCAATCTGTTCAGATGTTACAGTTGAATTTTCAATATTAGGTAATTCGACCTCTGCTATTCCGGAAAGACCATTTACACCATTAATATAAACTTCCATATCATTCAAAGCTATTGGTACATTTACACCTCTTGACATTCTTTATTCCTCCTTTTCTATTTTGTCAAACTTTCAGATAATTTTTGTAATGCATCTACATCATATTTTTTCTTGAATGTAGCAGATTTCATTCCAGGAACTATTCCAAGATAAATAATCCAAGTTATATCCCCATTAATCACATTCAATAATCCATTATCTTCTGCAGAAAATTCTGCTCTTGCTTCTAGTAGATGTTGCATAGAAGATAAAGCATTAAGTCTTATATTCATTGATTTAGTTATTGTTTCTGCCATTTTATAAGTAAATCTCTTGTCAATACTGTTAAAATAACTCATAACAAGTTCATTCCCAATGTATTTGAACATTCTACGTATGTATGTAAATTTATCTTTTGGATCTGTTGCCATTGGATTTTTAGCAGTTTCTGTCCCCCAGCAACGCCAACCTTTAAAATTGATAGCAGTTATAGCTCCGTTCTGATTCAAATAATTTGCTTGCTGGTTTAAGTCAAGCCTGATTTCTTCAAATTCTCCCTGTAAATTTTTCCACACTAAACTATCACATTTATATGCAAAATTTGACGGAGACTGTGATGGAATTCCATCACCCTGATTGTCTACCAACATTGACAATGCTCCATAATGCAATGACTGATAATATTTATTTCCTCCCAGTTTTAACTGTCCGTATAGAATTATCTGGTCATTATCCAGTATATTCTTATCATCTTTCCACTTAGATATCTCGTCATATCTCTTATCAATTGGAGCATTTATAAGAGCCACAGACTCAAATATTCCACCATTAATATTCTTAGCTTTTGTGGCCATAACTGCAGCAACATCTGATTCATGAGAAAAATCTGGAACATCTACAAAAGATGGCAGTTCTGAATAATTTAGAAATACTTCATCCAGTAGTTCTAATCCCGTTCTTTTCATTGTAGCAGTGTCGTATCCTCCAATTGCCTGTGTCTTTGTGATAGCTGCTAAATCTACTTCCTCAAATTCAACATCTATAGCAGTTCCATTTGATGGCCTTGCAAATATTTCAAGTCCTTTTTCTGTCCATACGAGAGTAGCATCTGCTATTATCTGACTGTCTGCACTATTCTTCACTTTTACACTGTCAGTTACAATCTTATGATTTTCTATTAATGTACTTCCACTGGCAACAGAAAGCCCATTTAAAGTAGTTCCTGTTTTCTTATGTTTTGTTGGATCTAAAATATTTACAACATAAAGTGGTGCAACAGCATATAATTCGAAAAATACTTTTATTGCCTGAGAAATCGAAAATTCAAGATCGTAAGTATCTCCAAAAAATTCCAGTGCTTCCCTGTAACTTGATAATCTTACAAGCTCATTAATTTTTCTTTTTTCCTTTTTAATCTTATTGACTGGAGCAGTTCCAACAATAAAATGCCCATAACTCATTACTACAGGTAAATTTATATCTGAATTTGTTTCAGTCTGATAAGTTCCATGCTTATAAGCCATTATTTACTTCCTCCTTTTATTTCTTCATTCAGTTCATCAGTCAATTTTTCAAGCAATGTTTCATTTGCATCAAATTCTGGAAGTTTGTCAGTATTAATTAATAATTTTCCTAATAAAGGATATTTTTTAATTAATTCTTCTATTTTTTCTCCAAAATATACTCCGCCTTTCGTAAATCTGAATTCAGGCAGATTTATATTATTTCCAAGATAGATGTATCTTGTCTTTTCTCCTGTTTCCATGTTTCCTCCTTATCTTATTTTTGGTTCAATTGGTTCGGCATATACAGCAAATTCAATTTTTGAATAGAAAAACGGATCACTTCCATCACTATAAAATGTTACTTTATATTCCCTATCCTGAACCACTGCAAATCCTCCATCAATAGTTGGTGCTTCCAATAGTTTTTGTCGTATATAATCTCCGACAGATAGATTATTTAAATAATCTTCTTCTCTTTCTTCCTTTGTTCCTATCCATATTTCAAAATTGGCGGTTGCATCATAAGACTGTATTCCCGCTCTTTCCTGAGAAAATTCAACTGCTCTTAAAATTATGAAAGGAAAGTAATCATTTGTTTTTTTTCCATTTTCTCTATCCTCAAAATTATTAGAAGGAAGAAAACCACGATATACTTTAAAGCCTTTATCCTTCATGGTTTCTTCTTCCATAATTTTTTTCAGGAAATCATATAAATGTTTTTCTGTATGCTGTATCATTTAATCAATCGCCCCATTTCATGCTCAAATCTCATATTAAATTTTTCTTCTGCAAATCCTTGCAAGTAGTCCAGTATGCTCATTTCTCCTAACATTTGAGGAGCTGATGGACTCATTAATCTTTTTATTGTTTCT